CAAGTCACTCACAAAACGCTGTGCTTTGTGAGTGACCCAGCCATTAGACGCGGTACAATACCCAGGTATTGGTCGCTGCGAGCTTGCGTGCACGGAAATTGCCCGTGGTGCCGATCGCAATAACCACCGCGCCAACCAAAGTCCAACCGGTGTTGGTGACTATGGTGATCGCACCCGAACTGGTTCCGAGGTTGACGATGTTGACTTCAAAGGCACTGTCCGTATGCGCATTTACCAACGCAGCATCAAGCGTAGCAGCCGTAGGCAACGTGTATGAAGCCGCTGAAGTTGAAGGGTCGGCCACGATCAGCTTGCCTGTCAACTGTGCCACAGTCAGCGTGGCTGTGGCTGTGGCTGTAACCGGTGCGCCTTGCGCAAGAAGAACTACCTCAGCGGTATTACCGTCACCATCTTGACGACCGCCACCAATGTTAGAAAGTGCCATGATATTTCCTTAAGTAAAAGAGAGAAGAGAGAAGAGAACAAAGGGCCGAAGCCCTTCTGCTTAGCCCCAGAGACGCACGGCCATAGGCGCACGAATCAAACCGTAGCCATACAGCACATCAATACGACAAGGCATGCGGTCGTTGTTGATGTCATACTGGCGCACGATCCGCATCGAGATGCCATTATGACTCTGGCGAGAGGCCATGTCCACACCCTGTGGCAACAGCAAGTCAGCCGTGACAAAAGCAATGGCATCCTTGTTGTAGACCAAGTTCTGGGGGTACAGCGTTGAAGCAGTACCCAGCATGGTCACAACAGCAGTGGCTGCAGGGAATGCGTCGACGGTGGCCAACGCGTGGTCCGCGGTGTACAAGGCCGGCGAAATAGCCAATGTGCCAGTAGTCGTAGCAGTCACGTCAGCCGTAACCACGAACTGCTGGAGTGAACCAGTAGAAACGCGAGTCTGTGGGTTGACAGCATTCACGCCAGCGATGGTGAACACGTCGCCGCGTTTCCAAGTCTTGGCAGTACCAGTGAAGCTGATGGGGAGAGTGGCCTGACCCTGAACAGCCACAGTACCGGTGGACGTGATCGTAGTGCCCCATGCGCCAGTCAAGTGGCTGGTGATGGATTGGGACATGTTAATCTCATCAAAACCCAACACACCAGTGCCCATCATACCAGATGCGAACTGACGGGAGATGACGCCTTGTGGATTGAAGAAGCCCTTCATACCTTCAACCAGCCCGGCATTCGCAGCGGGGTTGACAGTGGCGAAGCGCCCGTTCAAGCCCACAGCGGACTCATTGAGCTTCTGCCCAGCCGCAAGCAAGACAGCCGAGGTTGCAGGCACAGTGCCGGGCGTGCCAACCGAAGCGTAGATGTCTTTGTAGACATTTGCAACGTCAGCATCAATACTGGAAGCAAGCTGGCTGATACGTGGAGCCAAGACACGAGCGGCAAAGTCATCCAAGCTCAAAGCCAATTCAGAGGATGTGAAACTCACACCGATATGCTTCTGGCTGGTGACAGAAAGCGAGGTGTACTGTTCGTTGTCGTCTTGAACTTGCAGGGCAGGCCCGTCAGTGACCAAGGCACGATCAGGCAGACGAACGCGGAGCGTGGCACCGATCTTGGCACCTTGCACAGCGAAGCTGTCATCGTATTGGCGGTTGACATTGCGGGTGAGCACAAGGTTGTTCTCCAGAATCTCCAGAGATTTGCGGGTGATCATGTCGATCGTAAGAAGTGAATTGGACATTTAGTCCTCCATGTAGTTAAGTTAGCGGTTTTCTCGCGCTTGCAGCTTCTTTATCTGGCGGGCACGATCTGCTTCAATCCATTCACTCGTGGTCATGCTCTGGATAGAGCGTGGATCCGTTGTGTCATATGCTGGACTGCCGCTAGACCTTGCTGTCACCGGACTTATCGGCGTAGGCGCTTTCGTGGTCTGTTTCACCGGAGGATTGCTCGCGAGTTTAGCCTCGAGCTTCCCCATTTCTTTTGCTTGCGCGTAGGGCGCCAATAGCGCTATGCGAGTAGCTTCTTTCGGGTTTGTTCCAAGGTGGTACGCCACCTGTGGCCCGATGTCCGAAGTCTGGATTGCTTCCATCATCACTTCCGTGATTCGCAAGCTGGGATTTCTTGTTACCTGATCGTAATCATCGAATTTTTCCCGTGCGTGCTCTTCAAGGTCATTGAAGACTTCAACAACAGCTGCCTTTCCACGCATAGCTTCCCGCCGCGTTGCCAACTCGTCAGCCTTGTGGTACGCCAACGCTTCCGCGTAAGCCTCCGGGCTTTCGAACTGCTCAATCGACAGGTTGCTCTGCGGGGTTGTCTGTACTTGCATTTCTGCAGTACGGACAACATGCTCGCGTTCCCACTTTCGTTGCTCTCGTGCAAGTCGTTTACCAATAGCCGCATCCAGCTCCTCTTGCGAGAATGTCCGGGCTGCTTGCGTACTGGTCACTTCCGGTGTTGTTGCATCCGTTGCAGGCGCTACCGTAGCAGCCTGTTCTGGCGCGGTTACCACTTCCGCTAGGTCTTGAACTTCAGTTGCCATTTCACGAATCCTAAGATTCCCCGGTGGGACTCACCGGTAAGTTTTGTTGTATTTCTTGCTCAGGCTGCTCAGGCATTTGTTCTGGTGCACTGGCGTACAAATCACCGCTGGTAAGCATTCCGTGGACTGTGCCTAGCACGATGTCTTGAATCTGCTCGGGGGACATGCTTGCCTGCACGGTGCTGATCCGCTTGGTTTCCGCATCGAACGCCTTGATCTGCGCTTCAAATTCTTTGGTCTTAGCATCCCGTGCTTCAAACGAGTCCTGCACATTCTGGAGCATGCCAGACATTTGTTGAAGCTCTTGACTCATGGCTTCCATTTGCTGCTTGGCTGCTTGCAACTCGGGGTTATCTTCACCGTCACCCAAGAGCTTCGGATCAATCATCTTGCGGAACCGTTGGGACATTTCTTGCGCGCCTGGCCAATCCATGTTCTTGATAAACAGGTCACCTGCAACACTCCAGAGTTCTGGGTTGCCCTGTAGCAGGGTCGCCATCGAATCCGCAGCTTCTTGGCGCTTGGTTGCAAAACCGGGGCCTGTGATGACCATTACGTCATATGTACCCACGCCCGGATTGTAAATCTTTTCCAGCACCACGCCTTGGTCATCCGTGATCTTTTTGACTGGCTCAGCCTGCTCAGGGTTGATCTTGATCATCTTCGACTCACCGTCTTCACCGATAATTCTGGCGATGCGCTGTGTGTCATAGATTTTGGGAATGAGATCAATTATCTGGCGACCAATATACCTGATGAACCGGGCGTAATTATCCACAAAGTGGTACGTACCGGTGTCACCTTCTTTTTGGCGGGCCAGAATGGCCTTGCCTGAACGTTCATTACCGCCAATCCCCAAAGATGCGTCATACTGCCCTGTGGTACCCTTGATGTCCTCAGACGCGGCCAGCTTAGCCGAGATAAGCCCATTTTGTACCATAGGTGGGGCCGAACGCTGCGGGAGGGGGAGCGGTGAACCCGCCCCGTCTGTCACATCCGCGTTCACTTCCAAATATGGCCAGTTAGTGGTGTTTGCTGTCTTCCATTGGTTCTCATATCCCTCGAACTGGCCCCCGTAACCTATGAACGGTGCCTTTGGAGCAAGCGCCAACATTTCAGCTTCTTGGCTTGTCCAATAGTTATACATACGCTGGGCGTCTTTTGCATTGCGGATAATACCGGATACATAGACCCGGCCCTCTACTTCATACTCATTGCCCACGCAGCGGATCACGGGAATATACTTCCCAGCCCAATCAGTGCGCTCCAGAATTTCATAACCGTTGATCTTGAGCCACTTGACTTGCTTGCGGTCAGCTTCACGCGAACGAACCGCTTTACCAAACATAGCGACCAGTTCACGATCTTCAGGTGTGCCCGCCCGTGCGATGTGCCCGCCCGGGTATTGGTTCAGCGTCTCGGACGTGTGCTCAATGTAGTAGTACTCCGCGATCCGAACTGTCTTGTCCTTGATCCATTGGCTGACTTCCTGATCGCCCACACCAAGTGTCTGCAGGGCTGAAATAGGCGCAGCCTTCGGGTACAACCGGATATACTCGTCTGTGGGCATGTCTTCCGTGATAATACACCATTGCGCGTCAGCACCGCAAGGGTCTTGAATCAACGGGTCCATGTAAACACTAAAGCTGTTGCGGATACGCCCAATCTTGATGTCTTGGTCAAATGTGTCCGCATCACAGTAGTCTGTCAAGATGCGGGCGTACCCCTCGCCGTATGTGACCTGATTCTCACAAGCCGTGTCGTAGGCCACATCAGCATCACTAATGTACTCGATATGCCGGATCATGCCGTTGTAAATCTCGGCAATCTCGGTATCGGCATTCGCATCCACCGGGATCACTTTTGGCTGGGGCCGATTCTGCCGCTGTTCGTTTGTGACTTGCCGGACGTGCTGAGGTAGCTTGTTGATGGTCAGGGTGGGGCGCGCATTGATGGTCTGCCCTTGCACGGAGCCACGCGTCTGCAGAACATCCGCAGGCCACTGCCATGCGTTATCTGGACTACCCGCAAAGAACCGCAAGTCATCAAGCTCGTCTTCACGAGAGTCTGATGTGGCTGTCACAGCCATTGTGAGCCGTGCTCGGGCAAGTTCCAGAATTTCTTTGTCGTTCATCAGGCGCTCATCCAAGAAGTTGAGGTGCTAGGGCCGAGGTATGCGCGCCTCGAAGCAGGCTCTTCAGAGGTCTTTTCTTTGCGCGACTTGATGATCCCTGGAAACAACTCAGTAACAGCCCAGACTAGCGCGTCCGCTCTGTTAGGGCTGTTCTCACCAATATAACCCGTAGTCGTAAACGCGAACAACTCGTCTTCAAGATCGCGTAGGTATCCAACGTGCCTAACTTTGCCTTGCTCGTACAACGCAGAGATTGGCTCAGCCCGAATAACCTTTCCGCGCGTTGCGGTAACTTGGCGAAACGTTGTGCGGGGGCGTGCTGTTTGGATCACGTGCTTGACCATAGCCCCACCGTAGTTTACTTCGCCCACAATGGCGTCTGCTTCGTGGCGGTCATAGGCGTCTGTAGCAATCCGGCCCCATGTTGCTGGCCCAGCTTTCACAGTGAGGTCTTCTTTGATATAGCAGACACCGTCTGTGCCAAGCCCGGCTACCACAATTCCAATGGCATCGTTATCTGCGTTATCAGAGTCCCCAGCACCGGATGGGTCTACCGCAATCACAATCCTAACCATGTCAGGCAGCACGCCATCGGTCACTCGCCACTTGTCGACTAGTTCGTCTAGAAACAAAGCATTTGGGGTTGCGTCCGCGAACTCGCCCCGCAGGAACCGTTTTTGTAGGCGGGTGGACAAACCTTTCAAAGTTTCCAAGTACCCAGCAGAGACATTATCTGCGTTGTCAAACGGGTTAATCTGGAAGTACGCAAAGTCTTCCGGATGGGGTAGCGTCTTCTTGGTCTCGGGGTCCCGCTTTTCCACAAACAGCTTGTAGGTCCAATGCGCTTTGGATGGGGGGTTGCAGTCGTAAAGCATGCGGGGCTTCAGAGCCTTCAGTGCGACGCCCTTAATTACTTGGTCTACTTGCTGGGCTAGACGGGTGACAGCAATGTCCCGCGAAGCTTTTGGAATCTGGCTTGTTTCGTTCAAGTATATTGTGGCGAACTCCATACCTAGAATCTTCTCAGCGCGCTCCTTGTCGTCCAAACCACCAAACCAGATTTGTGAACCATTATCAAACTCTGCAAACCAGTCGGTTTTGTTCATGGTGTAGTTCACACCGGGGAACGCCAGCGACATTACTTTGGGGAAGGTGTCCATCACAATGGAGGCCTTCACGGCATTGAACCTGAAGCGGAGGATCGCGTGGCGCGACTTGGGCGCCTTCAGTGCTCGCATGCAAATGTTCCGAGTAAGCAGGAACGTTTTACCGGAGCGACTACCCCCAAAGAGCATACAGTGCGTAGCTGGGCCGGCCAAGATGACCTGGGCTTCTAGCTGCCGCTCTGTGAGTTTCATAGCTCTGCGTCCAAGTTTGTAGCATGTATGACTACGTTGCCAGACACCTGGACTTGCGTGGGGAGTAGCTTGCTGATAGCTGAGATGAACACACGGGCATTAGCCGGATCTTCGCGGACAAATTCTACGAGCCACGCAGCTCCGCCAAGCTGATCAAAGGCATCACGAAAGACCTCGCGGAGCTGCTTGATGACGATATTAGGCCCCACAGGCTGGGTTAGCGCTGTGGCGCGAATAGCTTGAGGCGTGACGGGTGGTATTAAGGCCATTTAACATTATACGCCTATTACGTTGCCAAACGCACATATTTTTAATATATTTTCGGTTGGGGGTGAACGTTTGCCGACGGCGCGCTGTTCGGAACGTGCCACGAGATGCGTTCGTTGCGCCGAAAGGTGCCGCCGTCGCGCCGAAAATTTAAGCTGACGCGCTTATATACGTTTTCATTTCGTTCGACCGATTTTGGGCTTATGTTGGGCTTATACTGGTAGTTTTGATTTGTCTTTTTCAAAATTCTAGCATTGGTGTTCTTGATTGGTAGTTTCAAAGTTCTCAGATTGGTGTTCTTGATTGGTAGTTTCGATTTGTCTTTTTCAAAATTCTAGCATTGTGGACGCACACCACAGTTCGCACCGGCCCCCCCCACCCCCACCCCCTGGTCACGTAGATACCAGCCAGTATCTATGTGACCAGCCAGTATCTACGTGACCAGCCAGTATCTACGTGACCAGCCAGTATCTACGTGACCAGCCAG